TGCATTTTAATAATTTCTGCCATTAGGCTGCGGAATAAGTCTTTGAAACTGAGCTTGCCTGTTTCAACAAACTTAAGAATACTGTCTGTAAAGCCTTGACTCATTGTGTCAAATATGCGTGATGCATATGCAGCTTGGTTGTTTACTTCTTCAGCAAAACGCCCAAATGCTTGACTCCAGCCTTCAGTAAATGATTTTTGCTGTTCTGCGTAACCTAGGCGCTCTCCACTCAATGCATCAAATGCTGCAAGTGTTGCATTCTTTTGTTCTTCAATGCGTGCTAGTTCTTTTTTTAGTTCATCATCACTGAGATTTGCAAACTTTAACTTGGCTGCTTCAATGGCAGCATAATATCTATTTTCAATTGCAAAACGTTCTTCAAGTATTTTCTTTTGATCTTCATTAAAAGTTTTATTCAATGCTTTTAGTTGATCAAATTGGCGCTGTGCTAATTCAGCATCAATGGCAATTTGTCCTAGCGCACCGCGCTGTTCAAATTCTTGACGTGCAGTTATTAGACTGGCAACTGTGCTATCAGTTTCATTGCGTAATGTAGCATACAATTCTTTGACTTTTGCAATGGCTGCTTCTCTGTCAGCTTGACTGAGGCCTTCCATTTCTCTGACCTTTTGAATTGCTTCTGATTCTTTTACTTTTAATTGTTGTTGCTTGTTTAATTGTTCTGTTCTAATTGGACCAAGACCAATTATATTCATTTCTAATTGAAATTGATCTTTTAATAATTTAATTTGATTTTCAAGATCATCTAATAGATCTTTTCTAGCTTTTTCTGCTGATTCTCTAGCACGCTTTTGTTCAGGCGTTTCACCACCACCACCTGCAGCGGATGCAGGGGTAAACCCACCACCAGTAGTGCTTGCACGTGGTGCACCACTAGCAGTAACAGGACTTAATTTAAATTTAAAATCTAATAATTTACCTTTGCTAGCATCACGTGCCTTATTCATAGCATCACGGTAGCCTTCAGCTAATGTATCACTGAAGCCTTTGTTATCAAAAGGATTCAATCCAGCAGCAATAGCAGCACCAATCTTGGGCATAATAGCACTGATAAATGTGGTGAATCCTTTCCAACCACCATATAGTGTATTAATGGCATCAATACCATAGTTGCCCATGGTCTTGAATGCATTACCTATACCTCCTACTGATATGGCTAAATCAACCAAGTAACCAATTAATGCAGCAGCAGCCACAGCTAATAGTGTTAACGGATTGCGTATCATTGCCATGGTCAATGCTTTAAGTGCAGTGACCATTGCCATCAGTCCTTGTGCTAGTTGGAATAGTTTTACAGCAGCCCATGCAGCACCAAATGCTGCAACCATTGGAATGATTGTGTTAATATTGTCAATGAGGAATACAATAGCACCGCCTAATGCTTGACCTAATGCACTAGCAGCTTCATTGGCTTTAGCACTAAAATCACCTACTGTACCAACACTGCGGCCAATTGCAGTAACTAAACCACTACCAAAACTTTCTTGTACTTCTTTGGTTGTATTTCTTAATACAAATAATTGACTGTTAATGCTGCCTAGTTCTCTGATAGATGTACCAGCAAAACGTTTATTGATTTGATCATACAATGCTTGTTGAATCTTAGCAGCACCTTGTGCGGTCTTGCCATATTCAGTTAATTGTAAACGTGTAAGTCCTAGTTCTTCCTGCAACATTGCATAGATAGGAATACCACGGTCTTGAATTCTATTGAGATCTTCAAGTCCTAAACCACCAGCTGTGGTTCTACTGAACAAATCAGCTACCGCAGTTAGCGCACCAAATTGATCAGTTGAGTTCTTACTAAGATCAACAAAGGCAGTTAACAAATCATTGGTTGGTTTGATTCCAGCGCCAGCTAATTTTACATAAGTTTCTGCAAGTGCATTGGCATCTGTGCCTAATGCATTTGCTAAAGTACGCACACGCTCAAACTCTGCTGCACTTTTACCAGCATCACCAGTAACAGTTGTGAATGCACCACGCAGTTCTTCAAGCTGGCGTGTAGTATCAATGGCACCTTTGATTAGGAAGCCACCAGCAGCGGCAGCAAACAAGCCTTTTAATGCGCCTGCTGCTTTCTCTGTTTCTGCGCCAAAACCTTTTACTTGTGTTTTAGCTTTAGTGATACCTCTATCAAATTGAGTTGTATCAAGTTTCAGTGCAACTGTTATGTCTTTTGCCATTATACTCTACCTATGTAATCATCAAGTAGGCTTTCAAACTTGTCTATGGTAGGATCACTCATTCCTTTAGGTGCTTGCTTGCTGTAACCCTCATCCAAACGTCCAGCATAACCGTAGTTTGCGCTGATTACATTTTGTTGAGTACGTGTCTTGCTACGTGCATATCCGGAAGCCTTAGGAGTAATATCTTTGAAATAATCTCCACTCTTACGCCAGCTGTCTCTAACAGCATCTGGAAGGTCATCCATTAGCTGTTGGAATTGGCGGTCATTTATTTTTACTTCCACGGAATTTCTCCAAGCCCTTTTGTAATGTTTGAGGATCCATTGTAGCAGCACGGTTTTTATCATGTTTGCGCATTTCTATTTCCTGCACATGATTTTTGTAACTTACTGCAACATCAAATACCCATAAGTCAAGTGTGTTTGCCTGTTCTAAAACTTTTGAAGGTAGCATACCATACCTTTCACCTAATGCATCTAACATCAAGCAGGTGTGCAGTTCACCACTACCTTCATCCAGTGAACTGCCGGTTATTTTCCCAGCTGTTCAACAACCTTATTAACGCACTTGATCAATACACTGGCAGGAAGTACTGCACCATCAGTCATCACAGGTTCACCTGCTTCATCAAGAATCAATTGACTGCAAAATTCAATTAACTCAGCAGGATCTGTATGCTCTGCATTGGCATATTTGATAAATTTTGTTAGGGGTTGTTTGTCCCAAACCCAAAAGTCAAGTGCATCACCATACTGGGTTCTGATATCTTCATCATCCAGTGTAACTTTTACTAATTGTGGCTTGGTTGCTAAATTCTTAAGATTCATATCTTCATACCTTTTGTTGTAAGTGGTGAATTGCTGTCATAATAAAAGCAATTCTGTTTTTAACTTTGCGGATATCAGTTTCAGCGCAGTGAATTTCACTCTTGGCTTTGGCTAATTCCATTTCCAGCGTCTTGAGTATCTCCTCTAGACTGTGGTTGTCCCATACCTGCATGTTCCGTTCTCTCTGTATATTTATTTGTTTGTGCTAATTTAATGCCCAATTGGGCCAAATATGGCTCAGCTGATGTTAACTCACCGCTGATTCTTATCACTGGTACACCATCTTTAATACTACCTGTCCAAGTGCCAGTAGCACTGTGTTCACGCAGATATTTTATTAGTGTTGGTTTCATTTCTAAACTCCTCAATAGAGAAAAAGGCTCACCAAGTTACCTCAGTGAGCCCGTTTCATCAAGCGTTAAACTGTACCGCTTTGGTAGTCACCTACTACTTCAATAGTAACGGGTGCCGTCCATACAGGTGCGGTTGGTGATACAGTTGGGGCTAGGGCTGATAGGTAGCCTGAACCTTGAATGTATTTGTCACCTGAGTCATCACCTGCCCAGTATAGTCTAAAGAAGACTTGTGTTTTGTTGTTGGTAAGATCAAAGATACCAGCTGTGCTTGCATTTCCTGTGAAGAATGCTGTATCATCAAGTACAAGAGTAGTATTAATACTGTTTGTGCTTGGTGTAGTTACAACCTTCTCACTAAGGAAACCCAACTCTTGCCAACGGAACAGTCCTGGTGTAGCATTTACAGTAATATCCTGTAAGCTAGGAACTGTTAGAACGTTTGCAGTAGTTGCAAATGCTGCGTTAGCATTTGCCGCTAGACTGTAGTCTTTGATATCCAAACGTACAAACGTATCTGTAGTATTAACTGCAATATATGCCATTTGGTTATCTCCTGTTATAGCGTTAAAAATCTAAATTCAAAATTGTAGGTAAGTCTATCATCAGCGTAAGTGTTTGTTACCTCACACTCTCTAACATAGCAATTTGCTACACTAAATCTGCTGTTGACAACTTTTGTGATAACATTGCTGATATCACTGGGTTCATTCTTAGCATCAACAGTGATATAGGCATTAACCAATATCTCCTGTTGAAATACATCATTGTTGTCAATTGTACTGAACAGTTGAGTACGCTGGTTCTGGTCATTGTCCAGATACAGTTTCTTCATGTTCTTGTTGTACAATGTTACGCCACCAGCTGTGAATGGTAACTCACTGGTGGCGCTAACACTGGTACCACTTAAACTGGTACTTAGGTTAGCCAATAATGTATTTCTAATTGTCATTATCTAACTCTCACAATACTTCTGCGTCCACGTGTTCTGCGTGTGAGGCTGAAACGTGTCATCTTTTCACCGTCTTCCACTGAACCATCAGCGTCTGAATCATACCAATCCATAATGCTTAATAATTCTGTTAAGAGATCATTAAACTTAGTATCATAGTATTGAATCTTCTGCACTTCTGCGCTCTCCGGATTACCAAAGTCTGCCACACGTGGTAGAAGGTATTCTTTGAGAGTATAGTAAGCACACAAGTCAGTGAAATCACTTTTACGTGATAGTATGAGATTTGGGTTAAATGCTGGAATGTTGTCTATGCTGTCATAGCCTGCACCTGCATAACCCAAATACTCTCTCCAGCGGCTACTGGCACGTATCTTTTGATTGATACGTGCAGTAGCCTTGGTTGTGAGATCCTCAATGTAATCATTGAGGGTAGGTGGCGCATCAGGCAGATTTGTGAGTGTGAACTCATTGGCTTCAAACACACGTTGATCTTTATCACGCACGTCTGATGCTTCTGCGTAGCTGACTACATTGCCGCCTGATACTATAAATGCCATTCCCGTTCTCCTACGTTTTTAAATTAGGTTGATGATAGGTTCTTAGGTAGGTTGTTACTACGGAAGAATCTGCAGCCCACTGCTTGGCCAATTAGACCATCTAGCAATGCTCTGTTACCAATGTCACTGAGCGCACCAACAGCACCTGTGCTTAGACCACCAATGCCGTTAAGCTGTTTGGCTAAGTGTAGTTCTTGTGTTGGTGTAACAAGAGCAATGTAGTAACCGGCTGCATCTGTTGGAGCATTGTCACTGCGTAGTGAACTTACTGCTTCACTGATGAAGTTTAGGTTACATGCTACTGTTGCGTTTGCAGCAGCAACGTTTGAACTGCGGACTGCCTTGATGAAGTCTGTGTACACGCGGGCAAAACCGTTACGTACTGTGGCTACCATCTGATAGTTGTCCTTGTCAACGTCATTGAACATCTTAACAACTGGATCACGCTTTACAGCGTAAGCAAGTGCTTCTGGGCTCATGACAATACCAAGGTCTGTACCAGCTAGGTCAGCTAATGATGCACCAAATGCATCAATACCGCTGATTGCGTTAGCATCTGCAAGTGCTGTTTCTGCACCTGTTAGAGCAACACGCATACCAACTGTGTCAGTTGCTTGTGCTAGTGAACGTGATAGGCGTGTTAGAACTGCCTGACGTACTAGAGCAATACCACCATCTTCCAGTGATTCTTCTGAAATTAGTGTACCAGCGCCACGCTTTTTAGTGCTGAGGCT